TCCCCCTAAAATAAATTGCCAAATAAATAAACAAATAAACAAGGATTGATTATTTATGCACTCAATAGAACTTGAAAAGCACCAACAAGGAACTGAAGAATGGAAGATTGCCCGAAGGAAGGGAATTGGTGGTTCGGATGCCGCCGCTGCCATCGGGCTTTCAAAGTATAAATCACCCTTTGCACTCTGGCAGGAAAAACGCGGTGAAGCACTTGAAGTTGATGTTAATTGGTTTATGCGGCGCGGAACTGCCCTCGAACCTGCTATTCGCCAACATTATGCGGATACATTCGGCGCGGTGGTTATGATGCCTGAAGCAATCTTGCGCCATCCGGTTTATGATTGGATGATTGCCAACCTGGATGGTTTCACCCAAGATGGTGAACGGTTGTTTGAAGCCAAAACTTCCACCAACGGGCATGGGTGGGGGATGCCTGGAACAGATGAAATCCCCCAGGAATATCTTATTCAGGTTCAACATTCCCTTGCGGTAACTGGCTTGCCGATTGCTGATATTGGCGTTTCCATCGGCGGGAAAGAACCTATTTATTACCTGGTTGAAGCCAACCAAGAACTTCAGCAAGCCATAATCGAAAAGGAATCAGCCTTTTGGCAAAAGGTTGTCGATGGAACACCGCCAGAACCCGAAACCATTGAAGATATTGTTGCCTTACACAAAAAGCCCCTTCCTGGTGGTGTAACCGCAACCGATGAAATCAATGAACTGATTGCCGCCCTTGCTAATACCAAAGCCCAAATAAAGCACTTTGAAGGTGAGAAGGAAATAATCGAAAAACAGGTTAAGCTATTCATGGGTGGCTATGAACTTCTAACCAACGGTTCTGGTGAAGCTCTGGCAACTTGGAAGTTCACAAAAGAAGTGGAAAAATTCGATAAAAAGGGTTTCCAAGCTCTTTATCCTGAAATATATTCGCAATTCGTAACTTCAGGCGATCCGCAACGGCGGTTTCTTCTGAAGTAACTTTTAACAATCAATAGGGAAACAAAAACAATGAATGAAGAATTTTATCCGCCATCTGAAGTGGCTGCTACACCCAAAACAAACGCCATAACCGCCGCCGCATCTGTTGAATCGGATCGGGCGGTTGCTGAAGTGAAAGCTTCAATGATCCTGGCGAAACAATTCCCGCGCCGCGACACCGATGATATTTTAAAAGATGTTATAAAGGAATGTGGCCGCCTTTCTTTTGCTGAAAGTGCGCTTTACACCTACCCACGCGGAACAACCAGGGTTTCAGGCGCAAGCGTCCGATTGGCGGAATCCATTGCTATGAAGTGGGGTAACATAAAATCAGGCTGGCGCGAGTTAAGCCGAACCACAATAAACGGTGTTCAGGTATGCGAACTTGAAGCCTATGTTTGGGATATTGAAACCAACTACCGTAAGGATATGCACTGGCAAATAAAGTTGATTCGCAACACTCGCAATGGCTCTTATCCGCTTACTGATGAACGCGATATTTACGAAATGTGCGCCAACTCCGCCGCCAGAAGGGAGCGTTCCCTTGTGCTGAAAGCCTTCCCTTCTTATATAGTGGAAGATGCCGAAAACGCTTGCAGGGAAACAATAAGGAAAAGTATTACACCCGAAACCATCCCGAATATGGTCAAGGCTTTTGAGCGTTCCTTTGGGGTATCGCAAACCCAAATTCTTGCTTATTGTAACTGTAAATCCATCAATGATATTGAACCCTTCCAAGTTGTAAATCTTCGCGGGATTCATCAAAGCATCAAGGATGGAATGGGGAAGCCGGATCAATGGTTTAAAGGGTGGACAGCTAAGCAATCAGCAACAGGCGATGAAGAAACGCCAGCGCAAAACAATAGTGCCGCGCTTAATGATAAGTTGAAGGGCAAAAAGAAAGCGGAAGAAACACCTGCCGCGCCGCCGCATGATCCTGAAACTGGCGAAGTGAAAGAACAAACCCCTTTTGCTGATCCTGCACCAACAGCCGAACCGGAAGCCGCTGATCCTTATTATTCAATGAAGCCGGAAGATATGCCAGTTGTTAGTATCGGGGATATGGAAAAGAAGGGTGAAGAACTTGTTCGGCGGCTGAAAGCTGGCGCGGATAAAGAATTGCTCTGGCAATCCTTCCAAGCCGAAAAGATGATTGATACTCTCGTTAAATTCAACAAGGGCGGGTTGGTAACTCGCATTATGGAGGCGTAATTATGCAAAAACATACAGCTATCATTCTTCTGATTTCCCTGCTTTCGGGTTGCGCCAAATCAACTACTGAGATCCCAGCGCAATATATCTCACCAATGCAATATGAAGGGCGGAACTGCCGCCAACTTCAATCTGAATTACAGGTGGTTTCCCAGCGTGTTGCTGATTTAGGCGGGCAGGTAGATAAAACCGCAAGCGATGATAATGCACAAATGGCGGTTGGCCTTATCTTGTTTTGGCCAGCTTTATTTTTCCTTGATGGAAGCACCCCGCAGGGCAATGAATACGCAAGGCTAAAGGGTGAATTTGATGCACTTGAAAAAGCGGCTATTCAAAAAGGTTGTGGCTTTAATATCGAAAGGCTGCAACCTGTCACCGCGAAAGAATCTGTGACTGAAGAATATCCGCAGATTAAGAAATAACAGTTTGGTTGCGTCAAAATAACAATAAATGGTTTATCCACAATTAACCCGCTTCGGCGGGTTTTCTTTTGCCATTATCTGCATTTTTGCATATATAAAGAACCCATAAAACAGGGAAAACAATCTTGAGGGTATCCAAGAAACAGGCCATTAAATTTGGCTTCATACCGCCGGAAAACAGGCGTAGTAAATCCAAATATGGAAATATAAGAACCTATGTGGATGATTACTGTTTTGATTCAAAAGCAGAAGCACATTATTACCAACATACATTGAAGCCGCGCCTTATGGCGGGTGAAATCGTTGATCTTGTTGTTCATCCGCGCTTTGGCCTGGAAGTGAACGGGCGGAAAATCTGCACCGTGGTTTTCGATTTCCAATATTATGACAAGGCTTTGAAAGAAGTTGTCCTTGATGATGTTAAGGGTGCGGATAATGAGAAATCAAAAAGAAAGCGTCAACATTTCGAGGCGCAATACAACAGGAAGGTGAATATTATAAAATTATCAAAGGGGAAGTACTATGTTTGAAGAAATCACAAAACTGGCATTGGTTGCACTACTCCCGATCTTCGGGGTTCTGAACTTTGAACGCGGGGCGGGTGATGGAATCCCGCGCTGGTTATTTGGGGTTGGAATATTTATATCGGTGTTTGTTATATACCTGTTCGCAAGCCTGAAGTTCAGCGGGGATATTCTAGCGGCTCTTGCCAGCTTCAAGGCGGGGCTTATTTCATCTGCAAAATATGCAGCTTCACTTGCTGTTTTTGGTTTCTGGTGGAGCGTTTGGGGGTGGGGTCGTTACTTCACGGCGGGGCATGGTGATATTCGGGTTTGGAACTACGAAAAGGAAGATCCCGTTGTTGATTTCATAGTTGATAGGATATTTGGCAGGAACTTAACAACCCAAAAGGAAGCGCAACGGGCGGGAACTGTTGCGATGAACCTGCGGGCTTGGTCGTTTTATCCTGGCTTTATTCTGGTTGCTTATTTCTCACAAAGCATACTTCCGGCAATCATCGGGCTTGGAATGTTTGCCCAAGGGCTGTTTTATCACCTTGGGTGGCGAATTTGGGGGCTTTCCTTTGTACACTCCACCGAAAAGGTGTTTGGCGTTTATTTGGGCTTCCTTGTGGCTTTAACCGGGTGGGTGATTTTATGAGGTTGCCATTTATTCAATGCGATGATGGAAGTGAAGGAAGGGTTTATTTTATAGCTCCCGAATCAATCAGCTTTATTTCGTCTAAGCCTTTAAAGCACAAGCAGTGCTACCAGGTTTCATTTTTTCAGGGTGATAAGCCAATAGGCTGCAAAACCCTTCCGAATGTTCACAATGAACCGGAACTTAGGGATTGGATAGATTTTTATATTAGAGGGGTGGGTCGAAATGATAAGGCATGATAAAGAATCAACCAGGGTTCTTCCTTTTCAACATCATATTAGCGAAAAGGAATTTGAAGGCAATATTGATCGGGCGGCGCGAGGGCATGATTTCCCGCCGAATATGAAAGGTTACTCTTATTGCTTTTGTGTGTTCATGTGGTTCTTCAGCAAGATCAGAAGCTTTAATGAAAGGCTTGAACGGCTGGAATCAATAGCCATGAAGGATGATGATTGAAATGGAAGTGGTTTCAAACAAGCTTTGTTTGATTGAAAAAGTTTTTAATCCCTGGCGGGTGAAGGTCAAAGATATTGCTACAAAAAAGCATTATACCGTTCATCTTCGGGAAGGTTATCAACTTGATTCAAGCCTGGTTGGTGATTCAATTTACTTTTGCGGGGTCGTTAAACATTTAACCATTACCAATGCAACTTGTTATTCCCGCGATCACTTAGGTTGCATTGATTTTATCAAAACGAAAGGAAAGGCAATATGACAACAACACCAACAAGAAGGGAGTACCCTTTAACGGATGAGCAATATCATAAATTTACGGCAATTATGCTTTACAGGGATTCTGTCGGGCAAGCGTTAGGTTATAGCTTAACGGCGGTTCAGTGTTTACGGGGGGGACTAAACCAAGCTATGGCATTTCATTGGCAAGTATGCCAGGAAGTTGTTGGTTACTGGTTATGGGAATGAATGGGAGTATCTTGTTAAAGAACTTGGCCTCACTCCTGAAGCCCGTTGGAGTTTTGATTATATAAAAAAATCGGTGGTTGAAATGCTACCAGGTCAGTATTAGGATTTATTTTTTACCAACCAACAAACAATAGGGAAACAAAACAATGCAAGGATTTTTAAAAACACTTTCGGAAGTTGACAACGGGGCATTAATTGAAGATTGCCTGGTTGAACTGAATCATCTGGTTGATTCTGTTCGTGATACGGGAAGGAAGGGGAAGTTCACCCTTGAACTTGAGATTGAGCCGTTAAAAGGTGATTCTTTTGTTCTAGCCATATCGGGAAGCCCAAAAATCAAGCTGCCAGCAACCCGCCAACATACATCAATTATGTATCCACTTGAAGGCGGGAATCTTTCAAGGAAAGACCCAAGGCAACCAGATATTTTTGAACTTCGATCTGTTGATGATGATGAAGTTGATCCTGAAACTGGTGAAGTGAAAATAAAGGCGGTTGTTTAATTTAACGCGGGGGCAAGTTGCTAAGGCGGTTTCATAAGCCGCCCGATCTTGGTTCAATTCCAAGCCCCGCAACCAAGGCGAGGATAGTTTAAAGGTAGAACGCTTTACTTGATTTAGAAATCTCGGTTTCTTATTCGCCTCAAGTGAAGAAATACGGGTTCAAATCCCGCGCCTCGCTCCAAATATAATTACTATAGCTTTGAATTGGTTAGAAGGGATTAATGCAACAAGGGGGGGTGATTCCCCCCTTTACTTTGTGGGGAGATATGAAGAATTGGCAGTTATTTATTTTGATTGGAAACATCTGGTTGATTGCTTCAACCTTTATGGTTTCAGGTGATCGTTTTGTTGCCGCATTAGTTGGCATGATGTTTATGGGGGTTGCCCTTGTCGTTTCAAAAGAACAACCCAAGAAGCAAGCTCAAGAACCCCCCGTTAAATCGGTGGTGGTTTAAAAAAAGACCCCGCCGAACATTTCCAGCGGGGTAAATTTCCTTGAGAGGTTTTGCGCGTTCTACTGCAAAACAGATTGATGATAACACGAATCTTTTAATCTGGAATCATAAAATCTTTCATTTTTTGAGTTTAAGATATTCTTCCCATTTCTCAGGATAACAGTTTTTTAAAATATCTTCCTGCTGTTTTCTCCAACGGTTGTGAACACCGTTTAGTTCCTTGGCTTTGCCTGAACGAATATAAGCGGCCTCATCCTTGGTTGGCTTAACAACTGGCGGGCAATAGGAAACCGGAAGTGGATTATTCTGGCATCCGGTCAAAATCATCAGCAAGGGCGGAATCAGTAAGATCGGGCTTTGAATATATTTCTGCGGCTGCTTTGTTTTTTTTGGCTGCATTTTCATTTGCTTCATTGTGTAGTTTAAGGCTTTCTTTTTCCGCCGCCGATTTTTCGCGCCGCCAGATATAAGTTAGCAACGCGAAAATGGCGGAGCAAATAAGCCCAAGTTTTATGAAAAACTCATTAAGCATTTTTCGGGGCTTCCCCTGGTTTCTGCTTTACCTTGCCAAACACCAAAACGGAAAGCTCAATAACTTTATATATCTTTGCGTAAATTGGTTTTCCCTTGGTGTCAGGTGTATTACTTAGGCCAAGAAAGACTTTTGCGAATAACATATAAACAAGATAGGCGATTGCATAAAGCCCTTCTTTGAACGCTGTCAGGAAAAGGGTTGCACAAGTATCAATTACAGCGGGGTCGTATCCCACTGCGAATTTTGAAAGTATTTCTTCAAACATAGAAGCCCCCGAATTATGGTTTTTAAAAAGGTTTGAACCATAATAACAACTTTAAGGTTAATTGCCTAATTTTCAGTTTCTACCAGGTGCGCGGGCGGCCTGTATCTGCATGAATAAAGGTTTTGTAATGAAGCCCAAAACCAGTGAAGCCAGCTTTCAAAAGTATTTGGTGAAGTTCAGCTTTATTGAAACCAGCAAGGTTTATATCAAACGCCTGGCCTTTCATGTGCATTGATTCAGAAGCCCCGCCAACCCTGGCATTATAAACCGCATCCCGATAAGCCGAATTGATTATAAGCGGCTTCTTCGCCAGTGTTCGGGCAAGCTGCAAGCAATCCATGGAATGAAAGTGAATTATAATAGAACCATCCCCCTTGCTGGCGATTTCCTTCGGGGTGAAATTAGGCCACATCCAAAGAGTCTTTGGAACTTCCGAATAATGATTGAAATAGGTTTTTTCCATTATCTAGCCCTTGCGTTGGTTCTGCCGGAATTATCATCAAGTTTTTGTTCTATACGCCCAAGGGCTATCTGTTGGCTTTGCTGGCTTACCTGAATATTCTGAAAGCCGCTTTCAACCTTTTGTTCCAGCCTTGCCATCCTCTCAGGTAGCGAAGCATCTTTGATTTCTTCCACCTGGGTTTTTAGCTGGTTGGTATCTGCATAAACCGTAACGGCGAAGGTTACACCTGAAACAATAGCGGTTGCGAACAAACCCATTGCAAGGTTGGCAAGCGGTTGTTTTATTACCATTGCTTTTTCGTGTGACATATAATCCCCCGTTTATTTATATGGTTCTAAGGCCATCTTAGCGTTTTCAAAGCTAAGTTCCATGTAGTTGATTTCAACTCCCGCCGCCGCGTATTTCTCAGGATCAAGTTCAATCTGGCGGGGGTGTTCGGGTGCAGTATCACCAAGCACTTCACTGGTGTAATTGCCATCTTCATTATATTGCAAAAAGGCTTTCATATTAGACAAACTCCATAACATTAGTTTGAGCAAAAAGGTTGCTGGTGGTTACACCGCGATCAGTTAGAAGATTTGCACCATCATAATAGATTGCTGGAACTGCCCCCCGAATTGAAGGGGAAGCAGTTAAACCACTTGAACTATCCGCACTCCTAACCCCTGTGAAAATCACCGCTGTTTTTGCTGCTGTCATATTGGTTGGCAGGGTGTCGCTTGTCGATGAAGCACCAAGAAGCGGAACGGTTATCACCTGACAGGTTTTTATATAATCAGCCTTAAAGAACACTATTGAAACAACGGTTGTTCCGCTGGTTGATGATCCTGCGGGGTCGCGGGTGAAAAAATTCTTGTAGGTGTTATTTGTGCTGAATTCGTGGCTTGGGGTATAGAAGCAATCCGCAAGGGTTGAGCCGCCCGTTTTAAATCCGCAATAAGCAAGAAGCGGAACGCCCCCGATTGGATAAGTGGAAATAGCTGTTCCTATTGCTTTTGTTACCGTCAACAGTGCACTTGCTGCACTCATTGTGGCGGAAACTTTGGCGGTCTGGTGGATGTAAAGGCTGTTAAATTCTGCAACTTGATAACCAACAATAATATCATTGGAATCGTTTGTTGTTCGGGTTGCGGTTAATTCTGTAGCTGTCGTTAGGTTCACCGTTGCAAGAACCGCATCGGCTCTTTCGGTGCTGGCGTTTGCGCTTCTGAATCCAAGGCAATTAAAGAAAGCTACATCTTCGGAAACACTGGTTATAGTTGCGGTGTTGCTGGTTGAACCACTGGCGATGGTTATTGTTCCGCGCTGAACTGAAGTTAATACACCTGGGATAAATTCAATAACAACAAAGCGGGCGGTGCAGGTGTTCGCACCAGTTCCGGTTCTGGTTGCCGTTACCGTGGTTGCATTGGTTAGGGCAATATCTGCAATAAGGTTATTATTGGTTGTGGCTGCTGTGTTATATGCACCATTCCAGAATATCAGGCTATTTGCTGTTGTAACTGAAGTGATCGTTGCGGTGTTTGAAGCTGCGCCGCTTCCAATAGCAATGTTTCCATATTGTATGCTTTTGATTATAGATTGCCGCCCGCCCTGCCTAAGTGTGTTGATAGGGCTTAACATGTGGTTGAATCCAATATTGTGCTGTTGCAACATTATGCTACGGTTTCCCACCTTTGAAATTTACCAGTGATCTTTATTTTATTGGTAGTACCTGCAAACGCTTTCACGGTATCGCCGCCCGCAACCGGAACATGATCTGCAATTAAAACTTTATTAGGCGCAACTGGAAAGGTTGTTTCGCCATTTGCATCATTCGCTTTTGGAATAAGAATCGGCGTTTCATCGCCTGTACTTTCATCGCCAAAAAGAAGATAAAGCGGTATATCGTTTGAAGTGTCGATATTCTCCGCCCAAAGGGTTATATAATCCACTTCGCCAGCCGTGTTTGTAGCTGTGTGCAGGGTGTCTGCACCTGCAAAGTTAGTACCCGCAACCTTAAAGGCTTTGCCATCTGTAGAGCCGCTTAAAGTGCCGCCAAGTTTAAATCTATTTGCTGTAACTGAGGCCATTTTTTACACTCCTAAAATGCTTCTAAAGTGAAGTTCTAAAGTTTTCATTGAAATCTTTTTGTTTGCTCCCGCGCTGGCATCGTAAATAACAAGCATATCATTTGAAGCAATCAAGCCAGTAAGTTCGGTTAAGCCTGAAATGTTCACGGTTTGATCTGGCGGGCTTGAATATTGAACCGTCCAACTTGCTATTGTTCCGCTTCCGCTGGTAACAGTCACGTTCACCGTCAAAACCTTTGTTCCGCTATTCCATGCGGTAACTTGGCCTAAAGCGTAATTGGTTGGTGTTCCTGCATCCGTTAGCGTTACCCATTGCCCGATCTGGTAGGATTTGGCGGTTGCAAGTGTCCAGCTTTTACTTCCTGTTCCTATGGTGTTTGAACTTGTGGAAGTGTTTGTTAAATCTATGCCAGCGGCAATAGTTGCATTGATTGCATCAATATCGGTGGCATGGGAATTAATCGCGGTTGCCGTTGCTCCAACCATATCATTGTAAGCATTTGTTCCCGTTCCCCATTCGGTTGCGCCGCGAACTTGCTGATATGTTGCCGCTGTTATCGTTGCTGCTGTCATAACTGTTGGCGAAGCTCCCTGACGTTGATCGTTATCCCGTAACTATTAACTTCGGTATTCTGGCGAAGCTGGCGTTTTATAAGCCCTTGTGAGGCGTTTGTAATAAGGCCATACATCGCATACCGATATTGATAAGTTACCGAATCCGAAAAATATAATACTATGATTGGCCTCGAACCGCCAATTATTCTTGAAAGGTCATCCATTAAGATTAACGCCTCGGATTTACTTAGGAACTCAAAAATGTAGCTGGCAACCCTATATTTCGGCCTTTTGCAAACCCATAAATCAGAACTTTCGGTTTCATATTGAATCGAAGGATCAACCCAGGAAGGTAACTCCGAAGGAATTGAAACATCATATTCGGTTTCCTTCAGTAAGCCGCAAGCCCAATATCCGGCCTGAATATAACCATCGGCATTGCTGGCATCGGCAAAATCAAGGCGGATATAATCGGCATTATATGAAGCCGGAAGCTTAATAACCGTGTAGCGGGGATACCCGTTCAATGTTGAAAGAACCGGAACACCATCAAAGCCGCCTTCATCAAAACCACCTTCATCAAAACCGGAAACCGCTTCCCAGGCATAATGCGTTGTATCATAAGAGTTGGTCACAAAGGTTGGATCATTGCCAATCCGAACCCTTATTGTTGCTGCGGTGGTTAGATTATGCCCCCACAAAGCAATGAAATTTATGCCGCCCGTGGTGGCAAGTGCCGCGCTGATATACTGACTTGTAAGGCCAGTTGTACGCCAAACCTTTGAAAGTTTATAATGCTTCAGGTTTTCTTTTGTGATTGCCTGGCTTGAAGCCGTTAGGGTGGCATCTTCAATATAATTCTGAAACAGGAATTTTACTTTATCTGCCATTATGCGAAAGCCTTCACCTTAATTAAGCCAGTTATTCCATCTTCTTCAGTTTGAACAACAACCATATCTTTACCCGATGCAAGCCCAAGTGATTCGTGGGTTATGTTTATGGTGTCGTTAATTTCTGTTGAAAAGGGTAACACAAAAGTTTCAAAAGAGAAAATGGAACGGCGCGTTCCATAAAGGGTTTTAATCCTATCCCTTTCAGTATCAGCCGCCGAATCGTCATAAATTGAACTGTTTATTTCAAGTTCGATTGCCGCCTTGTGCTTGGTTTGAACCGCTGAATCACTGGTTTGGGTGGTTAAATATGGCTTTGCAAAAAGGGCTTGCATATCTGCTGGAACACTGGTTGCAAGGCTTGAAGGGTCTTGGGGTGTCCAGTTCTTCCGGTAGTTATAAATAACCCGATAAACAGGCGCGGCAAACTGCTGGCGATCAACAGAATCCTTCCTTATATCATCCTGAATCAAATCAAGGCTTGATGTTCCAGGGGCTTCAAAACGTCCAACTACCAATTCACCGGAACGGTTTGTTCCATAATATGCACCAACCGAATCGGCCAGAAAATCCAGGCAATCAAGAATATTCGGGTTATTTATTCCCGTGTAATATCCAACTTCTGAACTGTTGGCGGTATTCAAGGCGGTAATACTTGCGCTGTTTACCTGGCCTGAAGTGAATCCGCCATAAGTCTGAACAATATAATTCATCAAATCGGCTGCTTTACCGCTATATGAACTGCCAAGGGTTGAACCTTTAACATCGCAAGTAACAAGGCCATCGGGCTTTGCAAGAAGGGTGAACCGCCCGTTTGCTAAATCTTCCGTCCATTCTTCAATTCTATAAACGCTGGTTGCATCGGGGGTAGTTCCCCAATTGCTTGAAACGGTGGCAACGCGGGTTGCCGCTGTGAATCCTGAAATGGTTCTGGTTTGCCCGCTTCCTGTTCCCGCTGTTATATGGATCTGGCAGTTGGTGTAATATCCATTTCCCAGGGTGTTCGGGTCGATGGTGTCATAACCTGAAGTTGATGTTGCATTAAGGGTAATTGAACCCACTGCCCCTGCGGTTGCTGTTCCGGTGGTGATAAGTGGAACGCCTTTATCCCGAACTTCGGAAATTTCTTCAATCGCTCCATTGTGAACCTGGAAAAGAAAGGTTGAACTATTTACCAGAACCGCCGCAATATTCCAAAGCCGCCCAAAGGCCAAAGGGTAGGGCTTTCCCTCTAAATCCGCGCCGCCATTGTTTCCACCTGCGCCAGTGTAGAAGGTCGATTGAATTAGCTTATCAAGTTTAAACTGGCGATCTTTGAAGGTGAAAAACAGGTTATCCCTACTCCAATTTAAATCCTCAAAAACCCCTTTAAATATTTGTGTTTTGGTTGTCCAGGTGTCGGTATCTTCCAGAAGGTAAGCGGTGAATTCGCGGCCATCCCAAGTGTAAACATCCGAATCAATCCAATCATCAAGTTCGCCAGCCGTATTTTCCCGATCCTTGGGGTTCACCAACTTCAATATTCCAGATGAAGGAAAAGAACGCCCCCCGATTTTTGTTCCATTTGTAATGGATCGGGTAATTGTGAAAAGCCCCGCCGGATCAACATAATCTTGGAAATCCTGATTCGCGGGGGTGTCTGCGGGTTCGGTTATAAAAGCCCGTGTTCCAAAATATTTATGGGTTGTTCCGGCTGCATCAACATCAAAAGGTTCAGCATCAAAAAGAATAAATCTTTCCCGCCTTGGATCGTCTGAAATTGTCATTAACCAACCCTTCTATAAAGTTGATTTTGATTCACCTGCTTCTGAAGTGCTTCAATCCTGGTATTGGTTGCACGAACTGCTGAAGATAAATCGTTTATTGCACCAATAACCCCCGAATCATTACTTGCCCTTGAACCATAAGCCATCATTGCAGCGGTTTCATTTGCTCCCATAATCCGCCCGCTGCGATCTGGAACAAAACCTTCCTGCCCGCTTTCACCTACAATGTAAGGGAATCCAGGGGCAACCAGGCCGCCGCTTGCCTTAAACTTTGGTGTTCCGCCGATGGTATAAAGGGCGGAGTTGAAAATATCCTTAAAGCCAGCATCCCCTTGAATCAGCGCATCGAGGCCGCCTGTTCCGAAAACCCCACCATAACCCAAAGCCCGCGCCAATGCCCGAACTTCCAGGCCGCTTGCATTGCCCCACCCCATTTTTTGAACTGAATCGGCGGTTTCGCCAATCGAAGTATTGATAAGCCCTGAAGCCATTGGATTTGAAAGGTTGGCAAGATAGGCTGCGCCATAGGAAAAGCCCTTTGGATTTTTTGCATCCGCAAGCTGTCCAAGCAGTTCGGTTTGCTTTTGCATTTCTTCAAGTTGCGCCGTTAAGGTGTCAAACTGGCCTTGTGCAAGGTTCATTTGTCTTTCGGCAACCGCTGTTGCTTCTTCACTGGCTGCAATTACCTTGTTGAAATCTTCGGTATATGCACCACTTCCCGCATTAAATTCGCGGGATATTGTCAAAAATTGCTGTGCAACACCAGGAAGATTGTTCATCGCGTCAACATTGCCAAGCCGCGCCATTGTCGATGTTTGTTCAAAGGCCGCTTGTGCAAGGGAATATTTCTGTTCCGCCGATAGTGGTGATAGTGCGCCAAGCTTCAGGGAAAGGGCAAAATCAGAAAGGTTTTCAAATATCCGCCTGAAGGTTTCAAACCGCTGTCCGGCCTCCCTAACCGCATCACCCAAACCGGAAAGGGTGCTTGTCATTCCATCGGCTGAAACGGTAACTTGGGCATATTTGGCGCGGATCTGGTTCAAGTTTGCATTATGCAATTTCTCAACCGCCGCCAGATCACCGCTGATTTTTTTGGCAAGCTCAAGTTGTGCAAGATACCTGTCATTTTCTGCCCCTATCTCAGCAAGGGCGGGGTCAAACATCTTTGTTAGATCGGTTGCAATGGAACGGGAAAGCTGCCCCCGCAACGCTTCTTTTGTTGCGGCGAAACTGATTTCATCCAACACTTCAGCAAGGGTTTTGCCTTCGGCGTTCATATTCTTGAGGGCTTCAACAACATCCTGATTTATTACGGTTGCGCTTTCGGAAAGCTCAAGAATGAAATCCTTGATCGCGTTTTGCATTTCATCGGCGTTGGCGGGGTCAAACTCTTTAAGCCATGAAATAGATTCATTTGGATAACTGCCGGATTGAACACCAAACTGCCCCCTGCCGCTTTCAAGAATTCGCCCCCTTATCTGTTCGCCCGTCATATCAATACCAGCCATATCAAGCTGCTGGAAGATTGCCTTCAGGTTATCAGCAAGGGCGGAAACGGCTTCAGCGTCAATATGCTTTTGCTTTTGTTCATATCCAGAAAATTCCCCTGTATCGGTAAGTTGTGCGTAGAATCCGCCGCCAGGGTGTTTCTTCTTCCCGCCAAACATCCCTGCGATCCCTGCAATCGCCATTGCAATGCCTGCAACCGGAAGGGCAACACCTAAGCCGCCAGCAAGTCCGGCGGGCATACCAAGGCCAGTTAAAGCTGTGGTTGTTGAACCAGAAGCAAGTGAAAACGCGGAAGAAGCACCACTTAGAAGATCGCCAAGCCCCCCGCCTCCCGAACCACCACTTTTTATTCCAAGCCCTTCAAGAAGTGTTCCTGTTATTCCTGGCGCAATACCGCCCAAAACCCCCTGGATCACACTCCCGATAACTGGCTTAAACACCATAGCGGCGGCAATTTCGGCAATTGCTTTTAGCATTATGCTTTTAAGGGTTTCAGCAAGATCACCGAATGAATCAACACCGTTTTCAAGGATATTAGCGAAAGCATCGCCAAAAGCGTCCTGGATTCTTTCGGCAGCATGAACAAGCGGTTCAAGGAATTGTTTGTTGAAATCAATCTTATCTTGGGCTTCCTGGATTTTATTGATTTCATCACGGATTCCAGCAACCGTTTCCTTGCCCTTATTTCCAAGTTCGGTATAAGCTTTTGCATTTTTTTCCAGAAGAATATTTAATTCATAAAGCTTCTTTTCAGCTTCAGTAAATACTTCACCTCGCGCTTCGGCATCCTTAAATAAAAGCTCCTTATGGGTATCTTCTGCAATATCATCAAGTTGCTTTTGGAATTTCGCCGCCTCTTTGCTGATTTCCTTAAAGGTTGAAACACCAGCCTTTTTTGTTTTCTCCAAACCATCTTCAAGCTTCTTGGTTGATCCAAAGATCGCTTGGAACTTCCTGGTTGATTCAGCTAAAACTTCGTTTGCGTGTTCCCAATCACCAGAAAGAATATTTCCAATTCCAACCAGATATTTCCACATTGATTCAAGAAGAAGGATTAAATCACCGATCCCTTCGAGCATCAGGGCAATAAACTTTGCACCCAAATCAATCAACCCACCAACAACATCCCCAATGGCTTCAAGGGCATCAACAACCCCTTCATTTTGCAAGGCATCAGCAAGGCTTCTTGCGCCAGCCCCCATGCCCTCAAGGATTCCATCACCAAGCGTTCTTTTTAGAAGCAAAAGTTCGGTGTTAAACTTGTTGATTCCTGCTGTGGCGTTCTTACTGGCTTCAACGGCTGCCGCGCCATATTTTTCTTCAATCGCTTTTCCAAGGGCAGGGATTAAATCTTTTGCAAGAACTTCCCCTTTGGAAATCATTTTGATTAATTCGGCGGTGGTAACACCCATGCCATCCGCCGCGAGTTGGAGGGCATCAGGAAGGGCATCGCCAAGCTGCCCCTTTAATTCCTCCATTTGGACAGTGCCCTTGGAAACCATTTGTTGAAGGGCATAAAAAGCCTTTTCAACCTGCTGATTACTCAACTT